GACCAATTGCAGTGTGCTAAGGCATGAAAATGCAGAAGCAGATGACCTCATTGCACGATGGATTGACTTGCACAAAGATGACGAGCATACCATTATCAGCAGTGACACTGACTTCGTACAACTGATTGCGAACAATGTGCAACAGTACAACGGCATCACCGACGAATTGATCACGCACGAAGGCATATTCAACAGCAAGGGCAACAGGGTACTAGACAAAAAGACCAAGGAGCCTAAGGCCATTCCTGATCCACAATGGTTGCTGTTTGAAAAGTGCATGCGAGGCGACAGTAGTGACAATGTGTTTAGTGCGTATCCAGGTGTACGCAAAAAAGGCACAAAGAACAAAGTCGGCTTGTTGGAAGCGTTTGCGGATCGTGGCACAAAAGGATACAATTGGAACAATATGATGTTGCAACGTTGGACAGACCATAATGGTGCAGAGCATCGTGTGCTAGACGACTATAATCGTAACGTAGCACTGATTGATCTCACAGCACAGCCACAGGATATCAAAGACGCAGTAGATCTTGCCATAATCGGACAAATTGACCACAAGGATATAGGACAAGTGGGCAGTCACTTCCTAAAATTCTGCGGTAAATATGACTTGAACAAGATCAGCGAAAGCGCAAACCAATTTGGGCAATGGCTCAATCAAACCTACAGCGGAGTATTAGATGGTAACGGCTAAACCAATCGTAAAAAACAAATTTTGGATTCTTAAAGATGAAGATCGTAAGATTGGCACAGTAGAAAAGGATCGTGGTAATTACATTGTTAAGATTGCAGATCAACAAGCTGAATTCAAAACAATTAAAACAATCGAAAACAAAACAAATATTAGCTTTGAGCAGTTTGCTCAACAGAAAAAGAAACAAGGCCACGAAGTTAATGGATTTCTGACTAACAGCAAACCTTACAATGCTGTATACAATGTCAAAGAACGACTACCAATTTTTACCAAAAAACCCAAAAGCAAAAGTTGGTACGCGGCTGGGTACTACAAAATTAATATCAAAGGACGCAATAAAGTTGTTTGGTGTCCAAAACTTATTTTGCTTCAGCGTTATCCATATTTGGGTCCAGTGCATAGTCCGCAAGGCTTTACATTCAAGTAATGAGTGGGTTATACATTAGAAAGTTTATGGACCGGTTGCAACAACTTGAACTTCAGGGCAGTCGTGATTTTGTCTGCCCTATCAATGATGCGAAAAATCTACATAAAGACATCACAACACTGCTTCTCAACATAGAAGCCATTCGCGGTCATTTGCCAAACACTGACAGACCCATTGAAGTTGAACTAAAAGGTGAAGATTTCTAATTATCTACCCAGATTATGATAAATAATACTGGAGATAAAGATGAGTAGACCTAAGCCCAAAGTTCTAGTTGAACTTACAAACAAACAAACTTACAAAACTGAGCAAGTCTTAGCCAGCGACGGAATCTGGGCTGTTTACTTTGACGACCAACCTATAAATCTAAAAACATCAAATTATCTGATTCAATATCCAGGGCCAAAGTATAAGAAAGTAAGTTTTTCGAATCCTGGACATGCAATTAACCTTGCAAAAAAACTCAACACACAATTTAAAACAGATAAGTTTAGTGTTGTACTACTAAAGGCGGGGGATAAAATATATCCCAATACGAAATAAACAGGATGTTACAGAAAAACTCCTAAAACTTTTACCTGATAACAAGCGTCCAAGCATCGAAGAAGCAATGCTTACGTGGTGGTTTAATCTGCGAGATACTGGTGGACTACGCCTAACCAACACTGGATACAAAGTTCTTAAAAAAGATCTTGATCTTGAAAGTTGGCAATTTGAACTAAAACGCAGTAAAAACAAGAGGGTGATACTTGCTCTTGATCGCAGGCTGAAATGGCCATACTACATTGAAAAGAAACACGTAGAATTTTTCAATAGCAAAGAAGCTATGATGGCGCAGATGTACCCTGATTTGGAAAGTTGGCTTGAACTGTACTAAAGAATCGTTCAACAAGCATGTCAGGCAATTCTAATATCTTTTGTAGGTTATTTTTTAACCGTTGTTCTACATCAGGTATTGGCTTTTGGCCAAGCAGTAGTTGTTTGTTTAGATCAATTGCACTGCGCCATCTAACACTATCAGGCAAATAATCGTAACTGGTATCAACAATATCCCTAAACATGTCAAATCCTAAACCTTCACAATGATCCACTATTCCTTCATAACCAATTACAATTGGTATCTGTTGGGCAAGAAAGGCAAACAGAGTTTTTTCGCTGATTACGCCAGGACATTCAGAATACTGTGTCTCGGTTACAACATTGATTGCACAGGCAGTGTACACATATTGTAATCTCATCCAATTGGTTTCATTTTCGCAACCGTAATAGGTACTATAATCATACTCAGGGAGTCTATAAGTTTCACCTAGACTTATAAACTTGTTTGCAATGTTATAATAATTTAACAAATGACCAATTACCTGTACTCGATGTGTGCGAGTAATACCATTCAAACATTGATATACGTGGGTACGAGGACTGTTAAAATTGTTTATCCATTGATCTTTTTGTTGTCTCAGATTGGCAAATAGTTCATAACTGTGCGTTGGAAAATGTATGATCTGCAACGGGCCAGAATAAACTTTTTGTAGATCTATGTTCATAACTACAACAGCAACTTGATTGGATCTTTCTCCAAAATGTTGTTCAATTGCATCAAGTTCAGGGCATCTGCCATTACGGATACTCACAAAGTCTTGACAGTGCATAACAACCAATGTGTTGTCTTTCCACGTTACCTCAGGATATTTTATAGGCCAACATTGTTGATCATAATTGTTTATTAAACAACTGGGCTGATACACAACAGAATAGCCGTTGTCTCGAAATGTTTTTGTAAAAAGTTCGTTATAATGTATTGACATTTCCCCTCAATTTGCATATAATAATATAGTTATCAGTGGAGATAGAACAAATGTACGAAACAATGGATCTATACTTGCAAGCCGCAATTGAAGGCCAGATTGAAGACGTGCCTGCGGACGTTATGTTTGAAATGGAACTGCATCTTATGGATTGTGTGGCTGTTAAAACTGCGGGCGATGAGCATTTGGTACATTGGGAAGCATCGGAGGTACTACATTGAGTGATTATGTTGCTGTCAGAATGGCACAGGTATTTTTGCTTGTAGCCCTAGCTCTTGGTGTATTAGGGTTCGTACAGGACTTTGTACTATGACTAAGTTAGACATAGTGCTATACGGACTCGCACTGGGTATGGCAATGATTTTGCTGGACTATTATTTTGTACCGGGAGGAATGTATTAATGGCGTTTGAATGGCATAGAATGCACAAGTGGGAAGAAAACATCGAGCGTGAAATTACTGACGCGGTCGAACAGCAGGTAACAGAACAATACGGTGTAGACAGCGTAGTGGACTTAACTGAAGAACAAGTCAATGAAGTTATGGCATGGCGTGATGAACATGTCAGTGAATACAGCCCAATGTATATTGGTTTTACCAATCTTTATAATACATGGGAAAATGAAAACTGGACGGAGGAAGAAGAATGAAATATCCAGAAGTAGTATTCCACAGTGTGGTATTAAGTTGCGCATTAGGTTTCTTTAGTGCGTTAGCATTAGCAGATACACATAGAGGACAAGCTCGTGCTGAAGCAAACGTAATGGGACAAACCCGTGAGGTTTACAAAACTGTAATTCAACAAAAGCCTTACACAGTAGAGGTGTGCAAGCAAGTAGCAGTACCAGGCGACAAGACCGCTGACACAGTGGTTGGTACTATCTTAGGTGGTGTTATTGGACATCAAATTGATCACGAAGACGGTGCTAAGATTGGTAGTGTACTTGGTGGCATTATTGGTAATCAAAACTCAAAAGCAGTTGGTGGTATACAAACACAGTGCCAAACTGAAACACGTTACGAAGAAGAAACAGTTGAAGTGTATAGCCACAGTATAATTACATTTTGGGATAACGGTCGAGAGTATCGTGTACGGTATCAAAAATGAACTTGCATTTTAAAAATATCAAACAGTGGGGCGACTTGCACCGTAAGGTGAAGAGTCGCCGTCTTTCTTGGTTTTATGACAATGAAGACACCAA